TGTTGTGCCACCGCCGCCAATACGACCCAAACTAATTGTTGGCAATTGGCCAATATCAGTAAACGGGTTTATTAAATTCATGCCGCTAATAATCAAGTTAATTGCGCCAATAAACGAATTAGCAAACAATTCAAAACCGCCAATCAAACCGTTCAAAACTATATTTACGCCATCTCTAAAACTTTGAAATTTTGTGTATGCAATAGTTAATGCAGTTATTAAAGCGCCAATACCAATCATAATTATGCCAAACGGGTTTAATGCCATTGCAATATTTACTGCAACAATTGACGCTGCAATAGCTGCAATTGTGCCAGCAATAATTGTGAAGGCTTTAGGGTTGTCTTGCGCCCAATCTGCCATTTTTTGCAAATACGGTAAAACTTTTTCTATTACTGGCAACAACGCTGCACCTATTGCTTCTTGTGTTTCACCTAAACTATTTTTTAATATCTTAAATTTGCCTGCTGCAGTTTCTGCTGATCGAGCCGCTGCCCCGCCAAAATTGTCGTTTAACGCAAGCATTACATCATCAAGATCAGCGCCGTCTGCAATCATGCCTTTCATCTCAGGCGACAACGATTGCAAACCTTTCATATTTCCGCCGTACGCTTTTGCGAGCGCGTCAGAAACTCCAGCCAAATTAGAACCAGTTGCAGTTGCGATATCTTGAGCAAGTCTTAACGCATCAGTTGCTTCGCCAACATCTTTTGTACCAGTAAGCAACGCGCTAAAGGCTGGCCTCAATTCTGAGTCCGCTGTTCCAGTCGCCCTCGACATAGCCGAGATCATGTCCTCAGTCGCTGCAACAGTTGCGTCAGTAGCCCCGACAACGTTCTGCATCGTGTTAGCCAAAATTGCTTGTTGTTGTTCGTCCTCGGCTGCCGCTCGAGCCGCCAAACCAAGCGCACCCGCAACTGCCGTCAAAGCCGCCGCCGCTGGCACGGCCGCTTTTTTAATAGCAAACTGGGCCTTCTCGCCAACAGTCTCTAACTGCTTAAATTCTTTAATTGCTTTGTCAATGCCCTTGCCGTCAAACTCGCTGACAATAGGTATAGATAGTGCCATAATTAAATCTCGCTTTGCACAACGCGCATAGTTTTAGCAATCATCTTTGTCATCTCAGCCTCAATACCGCGACGCGCTTTATACACAGCCGGGCCGATCAGTCGAGTGCGACCAGCGCTAACAAAACCTAACGCGTTACCTAACTTGTTTGAGTTAGCGCGACCAGCCGTTTCAAAGATTGCAGCCGCTGGGTCTTTTTGCTCAATAAGGATTACGCCGACTGCGTTGCGTCGAGTGTCAAAGCGCATACGCACTCCGCTGATTGCTTTTGCAGTTGCAAACGGGAATAGTTTGCGATCACGTTGCACCCAGTTGTAGCGCATACCTGATAGCGGTAATTCTTTGTACACGGCTTTGCCTGCCTGTATTGCTGGCTGTGCGATTGCAGTTGCGTCTGCTTTAAAATCTTTTTGCAACTGTGGGTCAATTTTACGCAAAGAGTTAATCGTCTGTTTGACCCCGACGATCTCAATAGTTGTTGATGCTGGCATTGCGCTACCTCTTTTGCTTATTCAATAGCGTAATCACCGTTATCAGGTCGCGCGTGTCAAACTCGATTGTCGTAGGCCAATACCCTGTTGCGACTAACAGCTCTGCTAGTTGCCGTCGGTAACTGCCTACGCCGTAAGGTTTGGGTCTGTCTCGTCTATTGCCTCAATAGTCATGTTTGGGTTTTCTTTAACCCAGTCACGATATGTTGCAGGCATTTTTTGGCCGCTAAGTTTTAGCAAATTGTATGCCCAGCAAACTAGATCGGTGTAGCCGATACCTTTGCCGTCACTAATTTTGCGACCCTCGGTTTTTTCCCATTCGCAGATAACAAACATATTTGTTGTTAACTCGACTGGCTGTACGCCGTCTTGTAAATCAACTTTTAATTTCAATCTCATGCCTTGTCCTGTTCTCGGCCAGTTATGGCGCGTTAGATCACGTTATGTCAACTGTGTATGCGCCACCCATAAGTTCAATGTCGTAGGTAGCCAACTCGCCTAAGTTTGCGTTCATTACTGGCAACGCGCTTAGAAAAGTGTTTGTTAATTCAAAGCCCGGATTAGTTGCGGTGTTTGCACCTGATGCTGGGGTTACTTTGATGTAGCACTTTGTGCCGACAAGGACTGAGAGCAATGCGTAACTTTCAGACGCTGCAAACGATGCGTACAAAGTTAATGTTGCGCTATTTGATTGCAGGCCAGCGGTGTTAGTGCGTGCAGTTGAACCGAACGCGGTGTCTTCAAGTGCCTCAACAATGTAATTTACGGTGCAAGCCGAAACCTGATCGCTGATGTCTGTAGTCGAAGCGCTGGTCGCGCCGATAAGCACGACTGGGTTTGAAAGATAGGTGCTAGTTGCCATTGTGATTACTCCTTAGGTGTCTGTAATAGTTTTACCATACTGCAACGATATGCGTGTGTATGCTCACGCTGACTGCGCTTGCAAGCCAACTGCCACGTCATAACACGGATACTCTTGCCCGCCTATGTCGAGTGTGCCGGGTCTGCCCGACATTGCGATGACGCTTGAGCCAAGCACTAGCGCGGTGATCTGCAAAATTTCGCGCAACACGGGCAACCCTGCTGGGCCGCTGCCAACAACTTTAATTGGGTAGTCCATACGTACGATGTTGCCGTTGCCTGCGATAGTTGTAAAACTTGGCGCTGTAATAAACACACAATTCGGCACAAGTTTTGTGGGGTCTGTTACTACCCGTAAGCCTGTTACGGCTGTCAGCGTGGCGCTCAGATCGTCTAGCGCCTCGTTAAACAAGTCTGTGTACGGTGCAGGCACTATGCCACCGCAGGTCGGTCAATACCTAACAACTGTTTAACGATCGGTGTCATTGACTGTTGCGGTGCTGCACCCATGTTGTCAAACGACGCAAACACGTTTTCTAGACTGCCTCGGCTACGCCACAACGCCGCACAATACATCAAACAGCCGAGCGTTACGTCACCGCTAGGCGACGTGCTAAGACTGTCGTTGTACCCTGCCTCTGCTCGACGGCGACTGCAAAACTGATTGCCAGCGCTTACGGCCTGCGTAGCCAGCGTGTAATCGTCTGACGGGTTAGTGATTGACACGCCAAGATAAGTGACAAGGTTTGCAACCGTAACCCAAGTGCAGGTAGGTGTGAACGTAACTGTGCCTGTGTAGAACGCGCTGTACTCAACTGCCGAGCCTGTGCAGGCGTACAGCACTTGATTAGCGCGCGGTACGTTCTCGTTAAACAGCCATTCGCCTGTAGTGCTGTCTATCCCTGTGTATTCGTACTGCGGGCATGACAACACGGTGAACGTGCCGTTAAACGGTGCGGCAATGCTTGCGACAACGATGCTGTCGCCAACCTGTATGTCGGTCGGCTCGAGCGTTGAAATGCAGGCGTAGTTATTTAGTAACTGTTTTGACGCTGTTAGATAGGTCGCCATAGCGGTGTAGCCGCCATGCGACTAGGCGATTACGATGCCCTGAATGAACGATGACTTGGCAACAAATGTTGAGAAGTAACCGTAGTAACTGAAAGTGCGTGACAACGTAGATGGATTGGCAACGCTAAGTATGCCTTGCTGAGCCTCGTAGATCTCAAAGCCCGGTGCGTAAACAACAAGCATTGTGCCGCTTGCAAAGTTGTTGTCAACTACCAGTTGCAAGCCCATTACGTTCATGTTGTTGTAGCCCATGCCGCCGACTTTGCCGATTGAGTTCTGACCCATGATGCCGTCAGTTACGTAACCTAGTACAGGTCGTTTTGAACCGTCTAACTGTGAACCAAGTTTTTCCCACACGTCAGGCGATACGCACAAATGTGTTGGGAAGTAGTTGCTGTCCTCAGCGATTTCGCGTGCTGCGTCATACAACGAACTAATCAACGATGATGGGTTGTCGGCTGTGACTGTCCATGTTGAGCCTGAAGCTGTCTTACCTGCAACAAGTGCGTCGGCTGCAACGTCATCAGTTTTGATGAGATACTCGCCTGCAAGATCGTTCAAGATCAAGTTCATTGACGCTGGGTCTGTGAAGTCCATGTCCTGTTGTGTAATTGTTACTTGACCAGCAACAGTTGTTTTTGTAACTGTGTTTGCTGCGATCACCATTGTTGTTGCGCTAACTGCGCTACCTTCAGTTTGTGTTGCGGCCGAAGTGTGTGTGGTAATTGTTGGTCGAGTAAAAGTTTTTGACGGTGTGTTTGGCATTGCACGCGCACCGAATGCGCTAACAACTGGTCGCACAAAATTCAAGTCTTGAAATAGTGGCCCAAGAACTGGTACTGGCAAAAGACCCGGTGTATCAGTTGTCAAAATGTCGCCTGCTGCTGCTTGCAACGCTGACTGTTGTTTTCTAACTGCTGCTTTGTATGCCGCGTTGACGTTTGCAAAAGTGTCGCCACCTGCGTTCATCGCAACCATGTATTCGGCTGCTGTTGGCATCTTGAATTCGCGTGCAGGTTGCGCCCACAATTTTTCTACTGTGCTTGCGGCTGCTTCTGCTACTGGTGTTTCAATTTTGTCGGTCATGTCTTTGTCCTTTTGATCGTCTTGTTCTGATTGTATAGCATTAGTTAAT